CCAGGTAAACTCATTCCTGGCGATCAAGGCGAGCCTGGTGAGGATGCGTGGGTTATTCCTGGACCTGTTGGGGCTGCCTCAACCGTACCAGGACCGATAGGACCGATAGGGCCTACTATTCCTGGCGATCAAGGCGAGCGTGGCGAGGATGGCATGCCGATACCAGGACCGCCAGGGGCCGCTTCGACGATACCTGGCCCAACTGGTCCGATAGGCATATCGGTTTATATGCCTAACGACGGCGAGGCTGGTGAGGACGGGATGCCAATACCAGGCCCACAAGGGCCGGCCGCCGCCGGAGGTATGACCTGGAATTACGCTAATAGTGCTACAAACGCTGTTACACAAAACGGATACATGTGCGACACTTCGGGAGGTTCGTTTACTGTTACCCTGCCAGGTGCACCAGCAACGGGAGCGATCGTGGGAATTACTGATTGTGCGGGAACTTTTAATTCGTACCCTTTAACAATCGGCGCAAACTCTCTAAAGATAATGGGTATTTCTGCGGATATGACAGTATCAACACAGTATGCAAACTTTTGTCTTGTTTATTCGGGTGTAACTAATGGATGGAGGATAGCCCCGTGAGTGATTTAAGTCAGTTTTATTATGGCAAAATGACCAACACCTGTATGCTCTTTACGCCTGGAGTAGTATCTTTTACTATTCCATATACAGGAAAGCATAGAATATCAGCACTTGGTCCTGGAGGAAGTGGTGCAGCTATTTACGGTTCAACTCAAGGTGTGGCTTCGGGCGGTGGTGGCGGTGGATTTAGTGAAATTGAAATAAACATGGTAGCAGGTGATGTTCTTACCCTTTCGATAGGAACAGGAGGGGCAGCTGTCACATCTTCGGTTTCGGACACAGGAGTAAATGGAAATGCGGGAAGTGGAGCAACTACCGTTGTATGTGCAGCAAGAAGTTTATCCTTGTCAGCTGGTGCAGGTGGAGCAGGTAGCTGGCGTATTACCGCTGGCTCTTCTACTGGTGGTGCGGGAGGAACGGCAACGGGAGGAACAATAAACTCAACGGGTGGTGCTGGTGGTGCACCTACCCTTACGGCAACTTACTATAACGGATGCGGAGGCGGTGCCGCTGGAAGTCCTTGGGGAACGGGAGGCAGAGGAGGAAACGCAAATCAAGCCATGTCGGGTGGAACAGGAGGCGGTGCAGTAGGGGGCTTTACAGGTGGAGATGAAAATAATGCTACTGTTGGAAACACAAGTGGTGGTGGAACAGGAGGAAATGCAGCTGCGAATACTAATACGGTTGCAACCGCTGGTCCTAATAGAATGGGTTATCAAAGCAAGGCAAGTATGGATGGAGTATGGCGTCAGGGCGGCAATTATACCAACTCGGCTACTTCATTCTGTGTAGGTTTTGACTCCTTAATTGACCCATTTAGAGCCGTTTCGGGAGGCGGTGCAGTAGGGGCAAGTCAACAGGGTGGTGGCTCGGGAGCAGGTGGAGCAGGTTATGGTACTTCCTGTGGAGGCGTTCTTGGGGGTGGTGGGGGAACTGGTAATGGCACTCCTGGTTCTGCGGGTGGAGTTGGAGGAGGAGGCGGTGGTTGTGCTCATACTGCCACTTGTGTTTCGGGAGCTGGTGGCAACGGTTTAGTCGGGGTAGAAAGAATAGGATAGGGGAGGAATTATGGCAGTAAATTTTGGAAGGCAGATACTTGGCAAGGTTACCATCGGCATACAGGATTATTTCATCGTTTTAAACACGATTGACCAGGATTCGGGTCAAGTCCAATGGCTCTACTATGTAACTCACGGCCCCGCTTTTATTGCGATGGAGGAAATAATTGCCAACGGTATTCTTGACAACTACGATCAGACGCAAGACCCAGCGACGCATTTTGCTCCTGTAATTGCGGCTATGACCACGGCAGTAATGAACGCCCTCGCACCGGAAGAGAAGCTGACAGATTGGACGTCGAGGGGGGATGAATTAGCCAACTCTTATACGATAAGAGAAGGCGCTGACGGCAACTTAACTTTTGTCAAAAGAGATTGGGGAGCGAACCCCGCACTGAATCAATGGTTGGCCTGGGTGACCGGATTCATGGGTGACTTCGGAACTCCCGACCACGAATGGGTAGCCTTCTGTACTCAATATAATGTCGATTCAGCAAAGCTGATCGCTTTGTTTAACAAGTTCACAACATAACAAGGAGGATTATAGAAGATGGCAGCAAACAAACTTATCAGATTCGGACCTACGGCGTTGACAAACAGCGCCGCAAACCTTGTAAACCCGACTGTTTCCTCGTTAAGTGGGCCTATTGGTTTCACTATGACGGCACCTTACGTTATCATAAGGCATATCCGCATAGTCAACAAGACGGCCGGCGCGGTGACTTTTTCCCTTTATGTCGGCGCAACTGGTGGTAGCGCGGCCGGCACGGAATTTATGGGAACGCTGAACTCTGTCGCGGCGTACTCGTACATTGATTGGTACGGGGCACTCAGACTTGACGCCGCAGATTTCCTTACAGGGCTTGCAAGCGCGAATACTTCTCTTACCTTCGAGGCAGAAGGCGAGATCGGGATTTCGTAGTCCGTGAAGATAACGGACCTCACAGCCGAGGGGATTGATTATATCGTCGATAATCTTTGGGAGCGTGGCCGGCATGAGCTCGCGGTATTCGGCACGGCGATAGAGGATTTCCGGAAATACTGTAAGAGCATGATCGGCCAGCCCTGGGCGGCGATACTGTACGACGACGACATGACGCCGTGCGTCTTGATAATACTGCATCCCCTCGGAGGAATGAAGTGGGATATTATGTCACAGGCAACCGAAGAAGGATTTGCGAGGATATGGAAACCGATGGCGCGGTTCTTCAAACAGTTCTCCGACAGGATTATTGAGGACAATCCGGAATGGGAGCTCCAGGGCCGATCGGTACAGACGCACGAACGCACTCCGGATTGGATGGCATTGTTGGGCTTCGATCTTGTTTCGGTTGAAGGAGATCTTAAAACGTACATTAAAAAGGCGGTGACAGTATGAGCGGCGGCGGGTCGGCACCACAAGTATCGGAAACGGCATTACAGGAAAAACAGTCTGATATATCTGCGGAGCAGTATAAATACTATCTGCAAAATTCTAAGCCTGTCATGGATAAGTATATCGCCCAGGAAACGGACCCGACGGTTAAGGCCGAACGGGGCAGACAGGTTGCCGGACAGATCAATGCCGACGTAATGAGTAAGGTTGACCCCACTAAAATGTCAGCTAATCCGGTTAAGAATCAGAAGATGCTTTCAAATCTTGCGGGATTGAAAACCGGCGCCGAAGTATCCGGCCAGGGCGCGGAAAGGACCCGTGAGCTAATGAGTACGGAAAACATCGTCGCCATGGGCCGCGGCGAGCAAGCACAGGCGACCGCCGGATTAAGTGATATAGCCGGCCTGTCTGTCAGTGAGGCCATTAAAGCGGAAGAGGTACAACAGGAAGAAATCGGCGCGGAAGAAAATATGATCGGGTCCGTCGCTGGAATGGTGGGCGCCGGTGCACTCAAATACGGACAGGGAACAACAAAAACGACGAACAGGCAAATGTCGCCAGCTCTCTTAAATGAAGGCGTAACGGGTTAATCGGAGGTTTGTATGGCTATAGATCCCGTAACTGGAATTGACATGAGCGGCAGCGCAGATCAGATCGCCGCTGATGTAATGGCCGCAGAGTGGGCCGAGTGGGAAAATACTTTCAAGCCGATCGAGCTCGCAGCATTACAGCAAAGCTCCCTGGTTAATCCCCAGGTGCTTACGGATGCCGTGAGTAAAGCGCAATCGACCGCCCAGGGTACATACGCTGCCATGCCAGGTATGTTGCAAAGACGGCAGAAAGGCATGGGAATAGCGCCGACCGCGGAACAAACCATGGCTTCTAACAGGATTATGAACGTGGAAGGGGCCCAGGCAACGGCGGGCGCCATGAATAAGGCTCGAGCCGACGTTGCGGCAGAAGATGAGCAACTTTTATTAGGTTCAATGCCTAAAATGTAGGGAGGTTTATGATGGCCAAAGGATTACTTGGTTTTGGCGAAGAAGAGCTCGGGTCAGCTACAAAAGGCCTTATCCGTGCCGATGAACTCGAAGAACAGATAAACGTGGCCAATATGAATCTGCAAGCCGAGAGCACTATGCAACAGAAACAGATGGAGGGCTCGATGATAGGAGTAGGAGCCACTGGAGGTTGGATGGCTGCTACAAGCGGGGCTTCGGGCGCTGCTATGGGTGCGGAGTTTGGTGCGGCTGCCGGCCCCGTCGGTGCAATGGCTGGCATGGCCCTGGGTTTTCTTGTTAGCAAACTATTTTAATAAGGAGAGGTCGTTATGGCACTCAGATCTGTATATTCGGACCCTGTAGGCGCGGGCCTGGAATCAGCACAAAGGTTTCTTAATATCCTGGATACGCTCGAGGACCAGCCGGTGAAACGGAAGTTGAGGCAACTGACACTGGCCAGGGCTGAACGCGAGGAAGAGCTGGCGCCGGCTGAACAGGAATTAAAAAAGAAACAGATAGCCGATGCTTCGCAGCAATTAGATCAAAAGGCAAAATGGGCCGCGATCGCGCCGCACCTTGAAGTGGTACACCAGGCTTATCAGAAGGCCCAGGCCGCACAGGCAAAGGGCGAAATCTACGCCATGAGTGATAAAGAGTTAGATTCACTCTTCGAGGTCCACAAGGCTTCACACAGTACCCCGAAAACCCAGGAGGACTTTCAGACATATACAAGAGCGCATCGGAATTTAACAGCTTTCTACATTAAGCATAAAGACTCACTTGAGAAGGCTAACGGCGTCATTGAAAGAGGGAAATACGGGCCCGAGGTTGATAAGGCTATGGACGACCTCGCCAAAGTAATGCCCTATATCCAAAGCGATTTTAAGGACCGGTACGGGAAGGGCGACAAGGACGGGAGGGTTGTGACGATCAATAAGATTTTTATTAGGGATGGCAAAATGTCATTCGGCCTTCATATAGAATCTCCCGTCGGTGACGATATATTCCCGCATATTTCGGATGGCCAGGTATATCAGTATCCGCATGACGATACCATAAATCAGGTTGAACAGGGCAACATCAATCTAAACGACCCGAACCGTAAAATTCACGGTAATGCGAACGGAAGTATAAGCAGCATCCGGACAATCACAATCAAACAGGATGGCACGACTATTTTACTTCCGACGGTAGCGCCCGACGGTAAATTTATGACCAACGAAGAGGCCGTAAAACGGTATGAAAAAACCGGTGAGCATCTTGGCAAATTTCCGACGGAAGCAGATGCAAAGGCTTATGATGAAATATTAAACCGTGATCTTAACACCGGCATAGGTAAGGCAGATCTCGAAAGATACACACAGAATATACAAGACAAGGGCGAAGGAAAAAAAGTTAGAGCCTATGATGCTCCGCTCGGCCTTAACGCAGACCCTAACACGATTGCACAAATACCTCTTAATTTTATAACAGCCTCGCATGACCAGCATGGCAGGGTCATAGATATGGTGTTGCGGGCCGAAGCGCAGAACCCGCGCTATTGGGATGAACTGCATGCAAGACGCGAAAAGAAGGAAGAGCGAAGGACCGAAAGCGCAGCGGTTACTTCTGCCTTTAAGGAACTTCAAAAAACGGCGGGCTGGGATGGTATGACGACAGATCAGCGACGGGCAGCACTGGCAGAAAAGCTCGGAGAAAGTGGCGATCTGTCCGTAAAAGAGATCGCAGACTTGACAAAGACGATGATACCGGAGAAGCAGCCGAAAAGCGAAATCCAATACAAAACTGAGAAAGGTGTTGACCTGGAATCGAGGGATGGCGGTGTTACATGGGGGCCCAGGTTTAGTCCGAGGCAGCGGCAGCCAAAAGATACAAGCGCAGAGGACAAAAAAGAAAAAAGAGAGGCGAAAAAAGATAAAAAAGAAGCTGCGAAGAGTATTGAACAATCTGCCCATGACGAATATGTAAAAGCGTTGGTTGACCCAAACGATATTGATAGTGAGGGTGTAATGAAAAATGTCAAAAACTTCCACGCTATGAGGGCCCGCTTGAATCCAAAGCAGAGGGCACTTATTGATAAACTTGTCAAAAGGGCCAAAGAAATACAAGAGAAAAAGGACATTGACCCCGACGAAGCATGGGAAGAAGCAAAAAAAGAACACACAGGTAGTAAATAAATGGCAACGGCAGACCCTATATTTGATGAATTGCAATCTCTTGGCGGGAAGGTGCCAGTAGAAACAACTGCCAAAGAACGCATTGATGCCGACGATACAATCATAAAAGAGTTAAGGAATCTCGGT